GAAGCCACGCTGACGCCGCAGCAGGAGAAGTACTACAACATCCTGAGAGAAGACTTCCTGATGGAAGCCGGGGATGAAGTGGTGACCTCTCCAAACATGGCGGTGAACATCAGCAAACTGCTTCAAGTATCAGGCGGCGCGGTCTATACCAACTCAGGGGCTACGCTTGAGTTTGATGTGTCAAACCGACTGAATGTGATTGAAGAAGTAATTAACGAATCGTCTAACAAAGTGCTTGTGTTTGTACCGTTTACTCATACAATTCGCCTTGTCGAAGACCATCTGAAGAAAAACGGCATCCCGTGCGAAGTTGTGTCTGGCGATACTTCTGTAACCAAACGTAACGATATCTTTGGTAGATTCCAAACTAAAGATGCTGACGACATCAAGGTGCTTATCATCCAGCCCAAAGCGGCGGCACACGGGGTTACCCTTACCGCTGCCGACACGGTTATCTGGTACGCGCCGGTAACGTCCGCCGAGACTTACCTACAGGCTAACGCCCGTATTGACCGGCAAGGGCAGAAGAACGCGATGACGGTTGTGCATGTGCAGGGGAGTCCGATTGAGCGCAAACTCTATCGGGCGCTCAGAGAAAAACTTCTGTCGCATGGACAACTCATTGATTTGTATAACGACGAGATTAAGAAGTAGTGTTGACATAGTAACTTGGGGGGCGTACTATCCCCCTCACTGAGCCAAGATAAAGGAAACAATATGTCTCAATTGTCGATAGAAGAGTTGGTTGATGTCTACGTTCAGATTCGCGATAAAAAGCGTCAGATCGAGGCTGAGCTGGACAAGCAGGTTAAAGAGTTGGAAGAAGACTTGAAAGTCATTTCCTCGGCCATGCTCGACGCTTGCAAAGATATGGGCGCGGATTCTATCCGTACCAAGCACGGCACTGTTATCCGCAGTGTCAAGTCGAAGTACTGGACTAACGATTGGGATTCCATGTGGAAGTTCATTCGGGAGAACGGTGCAATGGAATTGCTTGAAAAGCGTATTCATCAGACTAATATGAAGCAATTCCTTGAGGAGAACCCAGATCAGCACCCTGCCGGTCTGAACGTGGACAGCGAATTCACCATCACTGTTCGCAAGAAATAACTAAGATATAAAGGAGATTCTAGTGTCTACTGACATTATTCCGTTTTCCCCCGGTGCCATCCCCGCTCACATCCGTGATGCGGGTCAGTCTGACCTGACCAAGGAGCTGATGCAGTCTATTCGGTCTGGTCGTCGAATCTCGATTCGCGGCAAGATGTTCCGTCTGGTTGTGGGTGGCGAAGAGATTGCCAAGCGTCCCCAGTCGATTGACGTAATCATCGTCAACGTCGCGAAGGACATCTCCCGCACTTACTATGAGGGTGCTTACGACCCCAAGGCTGAAGCCGTGCCGCCGACTTGCTGGTCGGCTGACAGCAAGGTGCCGCACCCGAGTGTGGAGAACCCGCAGCACCGGAACTGCAACGACTGCCCGATGAACGTCAAAGGGTCGGGTCAGGGGCAGAGCCGCGCCTGCCGCTTCAAGCGTCGTGTGGCGGTTGTGCTGGCCGACAGCGTGGACAGTGGTGTTCACATGTTGGAACTGCCGGCTACCTCGCTGTTTGGCGACAGCAAGGGTGATATCACCCGGATGCCTTACGAGCAGTACTTCAAGTACGTCGCTTCGCTTGGGCACTCCATCGACCGCATTGTGACCCGCATGAGCTTTGATGAGGACTCGGATTCACCGAAACTCTTCTTCTCGCCCATCGGCTTCCCGAGCGCGGAGATGATGCCGAAGCTTGCGGAGTACGGCTCGTCGCTGGAGGCCAAGTCTGCCATCACGATGACGGTCTATCAGGCCGACCGCCCGAAACTGCCGGTACCGGAGCAGGAGGCTGCGCCGACTGTGAAGGCGACCCGCAAGGAACCTTCTGCCCCTACCGGCAAGAAGGACTTGAACGATGTCCTTGGGAAGTTCGCTCGCAAGAGCGTGACTCAGACCAACGACACTGAAGTGGACGACGAGTAATGGATTGCCGGGGTTATAGCAAGCGCATCATTCAAGCCAACGATGAGGCGTCTTCCGATAACCTCGGCGTCCTTTTAGGCCGGTATTGCATTAGTCGAGACATCCCAGTGTCTGACATTACAAGTTATTTTGGAGTGTCGCGGATGACTTTATACAAATGGTTTACCGGCAAATCGGAGCCGAGGGATGTAAACAGGGATAAGATTAAAACCATGCTCAAATTAGGGGGATGGGAATAGAAGAATAATAGGTACTAGCTTATGAACACACTAGAGTTCTTTGAGCATATATTGGCCGACGAGGGTCTGTACTGCTCAGTTGGGATGAAAAAAGACCTGCGACCCACAACATCTTTCCATAGTTCTAAGGAAGATTTAGTTGAAGAAGTAATCTCTCTTTCTGATTCTGGGTACGACGCATACTATGCGTGCGCTACGTTTAGCGAGAAGTCTCGCAAATCCTCCAATGCGCTTTACATGAAGTCTTCGTTCCTCGACATTGATTGCGGGGATGGGAAGAAGTATCCGACTCAGGCGGAAGGTCTTGAGGCGGTGTTGTCGTTTGTCACGGCGCGTGGGTGGCCGATGCCGACGATCATAGACTCTGGCTACGGGTTGCATCTGTACTGGGCGTACACCAAGGCGGTGAACGCTGTTGAGTGGAAGGCGATTGCCGACCGGCTGAAGGAAGTGTGCAAGGAAGACGGGTTGCACGCTGACGCTGCGGTTACGGCTGACCTGAGTCGCATTCTCAGGCCGGTAGGGACGGTCAACTACAAGCGTGGGCAGATGGCGGACGTAGTTTGTTTGCTGAAGTCTCCTCCGGTAGATGCTGCGGCGTTCAAAGAGTTGGTAGGGGTGTCGATTCTCAGTATGCCCGCACCTGCCCATATTGGCACGGGTGTCTCTCCATTGATGGAATCGTTGAAGTTAGATCGACTGAACCGATTTTCAACCATCATAGACCGCTCCACACGCAGCGATGGTTGCGCCCAATTAGATTACATTGTAAACAACCAAAAAGACATCGATTACAACCTGTGGCGTGCGGGGCTTTCTATTGCTCGCAATTGCGAGGACTGGGAATCTTCCATCCATGAGATGTCTAAAAATCACCCTAATTACGACTTTAATAAAACCGTAATCAAGTGTGAGGATTTGATAGATAAGCCGTACCGATGTGCGACGTTTGAGTCTATTAACCCCGGCGGGTGCGACAAGTGCCCGCACAAGGGGAAGATTACGAGTCCGATAGTGTTGGGGCTTGAGATAGTGAAAAGCACCGACGAGGTCATTGTCGGCGTGAAGGAAGATGGGGAGGTGACGGAGTTCAATATCCCCAAGCTTCCCTTCCCGTATTTCCGGGCTAACAGCGGTGCCATTTATCGCAAGGGTGGGGACAGCAAGAAGAGCAAAGGTAAAGAAGAGGAGGATGAAGACAAGGACTTGTTGATTTACGAAAACACGCTTTATCTCATCAAGCGGATGCAGGATTCGTCTAGGGGAGATCTCGTCCTCGCACGCCTGCACCTGCCGAGAGAAAAAGTCCGTGAGTTCGTTATACCTATGGCGTCCCTGACCTCTAAGGATGAACTCCGAAAACTTCTGTCTTCTAACGGTGTAATCACCGCCGGCAAACAACTTGAGAATATCATGTGGTATCTCATTGCTTGCGCGAAGCAAGATCAGAAGCTTCTGGATATTGAGGTGCTGTACAACCAATTTGGCTGGGCCGACAACGACAACAAGTTTATCCTTGGGACACAGGAGGTGGCAGCAACCGACATCCGTTACAGCCCGCCGTCTGAGGCGACGCAGTCGCTGGCGTCGTTCATTCGCCCTGTGGGGGACTTGAATGCGTGGAAGCGTGCCAACGAGGTCTACACTCGCCCCGGTGCCGAGCCACATGCGTTTGCGTTCTTTGGGTCGTTTGGGGCACCGCTCATCAAGTACACGGGCTATGACGGGGCTATGGTGAGCTTGGTGAACATGGAGTCAGGCACGGGCAAGACGACGCTGCTCAAGATGATCAACAGCGTCTGGGGGCACCCATCAAAACTGATGGCTACCGAGTCCGATACCTACGCCCACAAAATCCACCGCCTCGGCATCATGAATAACCTCCCCTATACCTGCGATGAGATGACTAACATGCAGGGGGATGTCGCTTCAAAACTTGCCTACGCCTTCACCCAAGGTGTCGGGCCGGGACGTATGCAGGCACAAACCAACGCCGAGCGTAAGAACGACACCACATGGGCAACACTTGCATTCTGCACATCCAACGCCTCTATCATCGACAAAATCGCAATGGACAAAGCCACCGCCAATGGCGAAATCATGCGAATCATCGAGTACAAGATAGAGACAATTAAAGGACTTAGTAAGCAAGAAGCCTACGGATTGTTTGAAGCTATCCTTCCTAGAAATCATGGAATAGCCGGGGTCATCTACATCCAGTATGTGATGCAAAATCTGGAGACGGTAATCAGGCGCGTGCTGGAGATGCAGGAGAAGATAGACGTTTTAGCCAAGCTTGAAAGCAAGTATCGGTTTTACTCCGCCGACGTTGCCGCCCATCTTGTGGGTGGACAGATTGCCCATGAACTCGGACTGCACACCATCTCTGCTGACTGGGTATTGGACTGGGTGATACAGGGGCTGATACCGGATATGAAGCGCAATTTGAATCAGCCTACGTCTGGGTATCACGATGTGCTTGGTGAGTTTATGAACCAGAACATCGACAACGTGCTTATCATAGACAGTGAAGTGGATAACCGGAAAATCAGCGGCAACGTCACGCCGTTTCCCATTCAGTTACCTAGACGTCAGTTGATCATCCGCATCGAACCTGACACCAAGCATGTGTATGTGACGACCAAAGCGTTTAAAGAGTTCTGCACCAAGCGCCAGATTATGCACAAGGAGTTTCTGAAGAATCTTGAACAGGCTGGGGTCTACATGGGCGAGCTTAAAAAGCGGATGGGTAAGGGCACCAACCTCGACTATCCGGCAGTGCAGGTTTATCAGTTCGACCGCTCCAAGGAGGGCTTCTTTGGGTTGGAAGAGTTGATTTCTGTTGCACCGCCAGAAGGGGAGTGATAGCCTTCCCTTGTCGTGTCCTTTTCCCTGTTGGTTGTTAGCCCCACTCCGAGTGGGGCTTCTTTTATTCCACTCCCGCCCGCTCTTCCAGATACCGCACCTTCTCAGACCCCGGCTTACCGTAGTACGCCCCGTAGGTCTTCTCCATCTGGTTACGCCGAGTCGCCCGCTGCTTGGTCGAAGCCGCGATAGCGTCTTCATCCAGCGGATGCGTCCGACCCAGTCTAGTGCGGCTGTACTCGCGCATCTCCTGCCTGATTTCCCGCAACTCGTCGTAGTCCCCGGCTTGGTTTGCAAGGTCGTAGCGGTCTAGCAGATTAGCTCTGCGCTCGTTGTCCTTACGCTCGATGTTTTTCATGATGCTGTTGCGGGCATAGACATCTGCCAAGTCGTTGCGGTTGAACCCCATCAAGCTCATGGCGAGGTTCCAAGCATTGGGATCATCCACAAGCTTCACGCCATTGCGGTTGGTGGCACCCTCGGTTGCAAACCGGGCGGTCTTCTGGAGGTTGCGAAGTGCTGCCGGGGACATCGTCTCAAAACCCCGAGCCACTTGGCCTTCCATGATAAGGTCGATTCCGTTCTTGATGTTTTTGCCGACGCCCATGATTGGGCCACCAGCAAGCTCCATCGCATAGGTCGTATAACCCAAGTCGGCAAGACGCTTGGGGTCATCTTTCCAGACAAGGTCGGCCCAGCCTGTGCGGCTACCTACGTCGATATTGAGTGCTGACCCGAGCGGGCCGCGCAGGAACCAATTACCGGGGCCGCGCAGGATTTCCTCTTCAAGGTCGAACGGCTCATCGTCGTCACCCAGCAAGCCCGCCACCAGCGACGACAGGATGTTCACGGCACCGAAGAGGGGAAGTCCCTTGGCACCAGCGAAGACGAATGCCATGCCGTTCATGTAGCCAAACTGTTTGGCGGCGATGTGTCGTTCTTCCTTGGACGCGCCGACAAGTGCCTTGGTCAGCAGTTTGTAGGACAGGTAAATCTGGGACAGGGCGAACCGCTTGAACGTCCCAATCAGCTTGCCAAACCCCTCTTGGAAAAACTGCGGCCCCGTCTCAGTCATTGCCGAGCCGTTGGCTTCTTCCACCGTGCGGATAGCCCCCTCGGTTGCCATCTCCTCGGCTTTGGCCTGCGGCACGCCTTTCCGACGCAGTCGGTCAAGCTCAAGGTTGAACGCTGCCAGCAGCGTGATTTCACGGTTGGCACGTTCTGAGTTCTGGAAACACCAGCCCAGTGTGGTTTCGACCCGGTTGATGACGGCGTAGGCGGACTTGTCGGGGTC